AACCAATGATAATATTGTAATCACAGACTGTAGATTTCCCAATGAAATCGAAGCTATCAAACGCTCAGGTGGTATTGCAATAAGAGTCGAGAGGGGTGAAAAACCAAGCTGGTACCAAGATGCTTTAATTGTTAATCAAGGACTACAAAATGCTGAATGGGAACTAGCAAAAGCAAGATTATTAGAGTCTGGTGCTCATGCTAGTGAATATAGCAGTGTGGGAATAGACTATGACTACATTATAGATAACAACGGTTCAGTAGAAGAATTGCAAGCAAAAGTAGAATCAATAGTCAACTCGTAAGTCCCCTCGTTTCCAAGTAACTTCTTTCTTTTTAACGACCTCAACACAGTTCAAGCATATAGTTCTTAGGTTACTATATGCTACATTGTTTAAGTTGCCATCAATATGATACACAGTCATTTGTGTAGAATAAATGCTTTGAAATCCACATAAGTCACAACTTGTTTTTTTCTTGTAGCCAGCTTTTTCCCAGTTATAAATCTTGGGTTTTTTCTTTGCTCGATTTTTTCCACAATGATCGCAAATGCTACGATAATGAGTAACACCATTCTTTTTATAGTTAACAGCACATGGATGTTTATTACATTGTGAGCATATAGGTCTTTTTTGTGTCATAACAGTATTTAACAAAAACCTTCGAAGGTTCCTATATCCAATGTTTTTTTGTTTTTTTGCTAAATAAAGATATGAACAAACTAGGTGGTAAACCTCATAATTATACAACATAAGGAAAAAATATTATGGCACTAGCATCTCCTGGCGTAGAAGTATCGATTGTTGATGAATCGCAATACTTACCAGCGCCTACAAACTCAACTCCATTTATTCTTTTAGCCACAGCGGAGAATAAAGCAGATCCTACATCAACTAGGGTTGCATCAGGAACAAGACCAGAAAACGCAGGCAAACTTTTCAGAATTACAAGCCAGCGTGATCTCGTTACTCTTTATGGTAATCCATTATTCTATCAAACTTCTAATGGTGATCCAATTCAGGGTTATGAACTTAACGAGTATGGCTTGTTGGCAGCGTATTCAGCATTAGGCGCATCGAATTCAGTATTCTGCGTAAGAGCAGACATCGATTTAGGTGGCTTGATCGGTAGAACAGGTCGCCCAGCAGGTGAGCCCGAAGACGGAACTTATTGGTTAGACACTGCTTCAAGTTCTTGGGGAATCTATGAATTCAACCAAGAAACTGGTAAATTTACATTACAAGAGCCTATCGTAATTGACAGTGCATCATTATTATCAGGTGGCACTCCAGTACAAAGTTTAGGATCAATCGGTGATTACGCAGTAGTCGCTATTCCTACTTATGACTTTGCTACAGCACCTACGGCTCAGCAGTTTTTCTATAAAGATTTTAATAACAATTGGGTTGCTTTAGGTTCCGTTGATTGGTTCGAGTCTCACGCTACAGTATCAGGATCAGAAGCAAATCCAGCACTTAGCTCAGGTGACGTATTAACTATTAACTTAAGTGACAACTTTGAAGTAGATATTACTGTACCAGCTTCACCAAACAATAATGTTAACGGCGTGAGTAGTATTATCAATGGCTTAGGTATTCAATATCTAACATCACGTGTGGTTGATGGCAAGTTAAATCTTTACTCGGGTCAAGTCGGCGGCTCACAAAATAATGAACCATATAGACTTGAACTTTCAGGGACAGGTACCATCTTAGCAGACTTAGGTATTGATTCTGGAACACATTATCAACCGTCTTTGGTTTTTGGTACGGCAGCACAGCAACCTCTTTGGGGTCAAGGACAATTATTCTCTAGACCAACAGGTTCAGTCTTTATCAAAGTTGGTGAAGCAGGAAATGGTTATAATCCTTTAATTTCTGTTTGGGACGAACTAACAGTTTCTTGGGTTCCTAAAGATGTTGAATTTTCAGTCAGTGATTGGGATATTATTGCAACACTTGATCCATCAGGTGGAAAGAACATCGAAGCTGGAACAATTTACGCCGAATATCCTCAGTCTTTTCCGCTCTTGGGACCAATTTATTATTGGGAGCGTATTGCACAAGGCGAAACAGTTGTAGTAGGTACAAATAATGCGCCTTCATTCACTGGTCCAGTATCATTTACTGTTCAAGTATCACTTCCTTTTGGAGCGTATCCTCAAGGCGGTTCGTCATTGAGTTCTACTTATACTGTAAACTTACAAAATGGTGACGGTGCAACACAATTTGTAACTGCATGGTCTGCGGCGGGCATTCCATTCACTGACGCAAGTGTTACAGATGATGGTGCTATTAGATTAGAACACACCGAAGGTGGCGTTATCATTATTGATGACTACGAAAATGATGGATTTAGCGCAGGCGTTGCAGCCGAAGCTGGATTTATTATTGGTGCAACACCGGGTGTTAAAGAAGGATATTTTGACACTAGACTTCTTTCTGCTACTGCTGATTCAAGCACAGGTGTAGGTACTGGTTTAGAATTATCAGTTAGAAATCTATTACAAAACTACAGCGTTGATTCTATTGCTGACGCTGGTTCAGGATACGTTGTTGGAGAAAAAGTCACGTTCTTGGGAACAGACTTAGGTGGTCAAAGTCCAGCAAATGACTTAGTAGTTTATGTTGGAGAAGTTGATGGTGCCGGCGCAGTACAAGCTGTTACTGTAGTTTCAGGCACAGGTGCTCCTAAATATACTGTTCAGTTATCTAACTGGAGAGAGTTTGAAATAACTGCATCTCAGTCGTCTCCTGTAACTGCCCCAGACAGTGGTGATAACTGGTTCTACTCAGTAATTGATGAAGTAGACATTATGGTTAGAACGTCATCAGGATGGCAAGGTTATAGAAATACAAACTTTGATTTCAACGGTTTCCCTGCATTGGGCGCAAACCAAACGGATCCAGCAGGCCCAATCGTATCTGCATCTGAGCCAACTGCTCAGTCAGATGGCTCTGCTCTTGTTTGGGGCGATCTTTGGATTGACACTACTGATTTAGAAAACTATCCAGTAATCAATCGTTGGCAGCGTGTTGAAGGTGTTGATCAATGGGTCCGCATTGACAACTCTAACCAAGAAGAATCAGACGGTGTTGTTTTTGCTGATGCACGTTGGGGTACTAGTGGTTCGGTTGATCCAATCAATGATCCTATTCCAAGTATCACTGGCTTGTTGACAAGTGATTACTTAGATTTAGATGCACCAGAATCAGCACTTTATCCAGTAGGTATGTTGTTGTTTAACACAAGACGTTCAGGTTACAATGTTAAGCAATATCGTGTTAACTACTATAACATCAATCGTTTCCCAGATGAAACACTACCTGCACAAAAGAATGCATGGGTAAGTGCATCAGGTTTGAACTTTGATGGATCTCCATTCATGGGTCGTAAGGCACAAAGAGCAATGGTTGTGCAGGCAATGAGATCAGCAATTGATTCTAACACTGCGATCAGAGAAGAAGATAACTTCTTTAACTTGATGGCGGCTCCTGGATATCCAGAACTTCAGCCTAACATGATTACACTTAACTCTGATAGAGGTGAAACTGCATTCATCATCGGTGATACTCCAATGAGACTTGAAGATGATGCTACTGCTGTTCAAGCATGGGCTACTAACGAAGCTGGAGCAACATCAACAGGTGAAGATGGATTAGTTTCTCGCAACACTTACATGGGTCTATTCTATCCAAGCGGTATTGCACCAGACTTAGGTGGTAACTTAGTAGCAGTTCCCCCATCTCACATGATGATCAGAACAATGTTGCGTAGTGATACTATTTCTTTCCCTTGGTTAGCTCCAGCTGGTACAAGACGTGGTATCATTGACAATGCTACAAATATCGGTTATATTGATAGTTCAACCGGCGAATTTGTAACAACTAGGACACGAGTAGGTCTTCGTGACGTTCTTTACACTAACGAAATCAACCCACTTGTATTCTTTACAGGTAACGGTTTGCTTAACTATGGTAACAAGACAAGTTTCAGATCACTATCATCACTTGATAGAATCAATGTTGCAAGACTTGTTGCTTTTGTTCGCAGACAATTAACGCTCGCAACAAGACCGTTTATTTTCGAGCCTAACGATGCAGTGACTAGACAGCAAGTAAGTGGTGTTGTTGAAACATTGTTTGTTGAGTTGGTAGCTAAACGAGGCTTGTTTGACTATCTTGTAGTGTGTGATGAATCAAACAACACACCTGCTAGAATTGACAGAAATGAACTTTGGGTTGACGTTGCAATTGAACCAGTTAAAGCGGTTGAATTCATCTATGTCCCAGTTCGTATCTTCAATACAGGTGAGTTAAGCGGCGGAGCACAGTAAGAATAAGTGAGTACCCCTTCGGGGGTACTCAACTTTTTAGATAAATATATATATTAATTAGGAGAATTTAAATGGCAACAGCCTCACAATCATTGTTTAACATGACCGTAGCATCTGACAATGCTGGAGGGAACCAAGGTCTATTAATGCCCAAACTACAATTCCGCTTTAGAGTCAATTTCTTAAATTTTGGTATTGACACTAGCGCAGGATTAGAGTTAACAAAGCAAGTAATGGACGTATCAAGACCCCAAGTACAGTTTGATGAAATTACGTTACAAGTTTACAACTCAAGAATTTATCTACCAGGCAAACACACATGGCAGCCTTTAACAGTTAACATTCGTGATGATGCTTCTGGTCAAATTGCTAGAGCAACTGGTCAGCAGTTACAAAAACAAATGGACTTTGTAGAACAAGCATCTGCTCGTTCTGGTCAAGACTATAAGTTCCAAACAAACATCGAAGTACTAGACGGTGGTAATGGTGCATTAGCTCCTCAGGTACTAGAAACTTGGGAACTATATGGTTGCTATTTGTCACAAGCTAACTACAACACGTTGAACTATGCTACTTCTGAAGCAGCCACAGTTGCGTTAACTTTAAGATATGACAACGCAATTCAGGCTCCTCTTGGTAGTGGCGTTGGTGCTCTTGTTGGTCGTGGTAACGGTGACACAGCAGTAGGTAACGGTTGATAATTTCAACTACGCTAACGGTTAAGCGGGGGGCAACCCCCGCTTAATGGATTATATATTATGGCTGATGATAACATATATCTAAGAGATTATAAACACGCAAGCCTAATCTTTAGGAGTAATAACTATCAAAACGCTCCTAAACTTAAGTTTTTATTCCATACCTTTTTCGATATTAACCCTGAAGCATTTCAAGGTTTCAATAGAAGAGGTGTGGGACCCATTGATGCGGCATCAAACTTTGGCGTTTTAGTTAAAGAAGTAAAACTACCTATTTATACAGTAGAAACTTCTACAATGAATCAATACAATAGAAAGCGTATTGTTCAAACCAGACTAAGATATGATCCAATTGACATTACTTTTCATGATGACAACGGCGACCAAATAAACCAGCTTTGGGAAGCGTATTACACTTATTATTATTATGATGCTTTAAATCCAAATGTTCAATTTGGCGGCTCTAGGGGAAGCCAAGGATCAGGTCCTAATAATTATAATCAGCGCAACATTTATAATGAATCTATTACAAATGATAGCAACTGGGGTTTTAATGGCGACTCTACAACAGGAAGTCAAGTTAAAGTTCCTTTCTTTAAAAATATCACAGTGTTTGGCTTTAATCAAAAGAACTTTACAGCATACACATTAGTCAACCCTATTATAACTAACTTTACGCACGACACTTACAATTATAGTGAAGGCGGCGGTACAATGCAAAACAGAATGACTATTGCCTATGAAACTGCATTGTACAACTATGGTGCTCTTGATGGTGAAAACCCAAGCGAGATTGTTGCTAGATTTGCTGAAGAAGGCAGTTATGATCGTGAGTTAAGTCCTATAGCAGAAGCAGGATCAAATAGTTTAAACTTAGGCAACGGCGGTTTAGTTGGAAGTGCAGGTGGCTCACTTCAAGGAAATAGAAGACCTCCTCCTAACGATCCATTTGGTAGAAACTTATCGCTAACAGGGACAGGAACTGGACCTTCTGTTAATTTTGGAGCCAATGCTTCTAACAATTCAGAAAAATTCCCCGACTTAACTGTAAATTCAGGAAGAGAATTAAACAGTATGTTACGAGAATTACCTGATCCTAATTTCCGCAACGTTCCTTTTGTAAGTCCTATTCCAGGGGCTACACCATCTCTATTAGGAGTAGCCGGTGCACCTCCGATTGGAACTGATATTGATCCATCTACACTTCGTCTGGGTACATTTGGTCTTGGCGACGACTTTGATCAACCTATTATTACAGACGAACCAGTGACTGGTTTTCAATATACAGGTCAAGATTTAACTACAGGTCCTAGATTGCCAGGTGACCCAGCCACCGGTATCGGCTAATCTGTTTTTGTATTTTCTTTTTGCATAAATACAATTATGCCAACAATAATTGAAAGAGACCCAATAGACGAAACCATTCGAATCTTTGACACCTTTTATGATGTCCAAGTTAATGTCAATGCCGCAGATTTTGACATTGTAAATTCATATTTTGTAAGTGTATCTGAAACTAAAGAGATTGCTGACAGATTTACAAGTTTCTTTTTTAGAATTTCCCAAGAAGCTAATGTCAGCGTAAGAGAATTATTAGATTCTATCAGAGGTCAAGAAGATAATTTACAAATGAACAAAGTAATTAGTTATTATCTTAATGCTTTTAAGTCCAGAACTTCACTGTATGGTATTACTAACATATTAAAACCAAACTTATCAGTACAAAGAAAC